AACGTTGGCATTGACAGCAACGGACTCATCACCATATATGACATGCAAACAAAACCTAGCTATATGCGATTCGACGTCGGGGCAGTGCGTGTTAATAGAACCTACCGTGAATTAGTCGATCGATTGCCTAAAATAATTTTACACCCTACTAAATTTGATGCAACCGGCATTGATACTCCGGGTGACCCCAACATGTAAATACACCGGATTGACGTGATGCGCTGACTGGTGCATATGTATGTGCTGGACATGTATGCGTGGTAGTATGTGCAATAGTATGACCTGTAAGGGCGTACTAGTCTTTTAAATTCTATTTTTTTAATATTTTAAATTTTTCTTGATTATAGGTTGTTATGTATCGATTTTTTTCTTATATTTAAAGAAAATAATAAGATATATGAATAATTCTAGAGAGTATAACAAAGCTAGGCAGGATGCTAGGCAGTTTGGAGCCCCGGGGTTGAAACGCGGAGTGAATTCAAATAAGAAAACTGGTAAAATGTCTGGATATTGGAGATCCGGTCGTATACAGTGGAATGGTGAATTTATTAATGGCAATCAGATCGGTATCTGGACTTACCATGGTAAATCAGGTAAAAGTGTGCAAGAATTATATTTTAACTTATAAAATTTAAGAGTTATGAGAGTATATTTTTTTAATGACCCGTCAACGTTATTTTTTGATACTAAGAAAAATGCGTTTTTTATAGAACGATTACCTAGGGATGTAATAAGTCCTAATGCCATGTTGAAATACATAAAATTGAGATATCGTAATCGAGGAGTATATGATGCAAATTTTTCTTCTCCAATACATGCAATGATCAATTCAATTGAAGTTGTGCCTGAATCTCTACGAGATCTGATTGATTTTTTTGATGTTGAATATGATAGAGCTAAACCATATGGTTATCGAGATGCATTTGCAATTCAAAATCTTGAATTTCAGTCTGTTGTATTTGGTCAAATACGCGTGCCGCAAATGATCAAAGAATTAGGACATAAAAGACTTAAAACTGCAGGGCGGAAAGTTCGTCATAAACAATTTGATCCAGAAGGCAATTTCACCGGCTATCGAGAATATGATGTAATTTTCGAAACCCATATGGTATTTGGTGCTCAATTGAATTTGAGAGACGAAATATATGCAATCCGTTGTTGGTGCACTACGACTGAAGAAGAGCATTGGTTGTGGATTGAAGATCGATATAAAGACGATCCATTAGAAGCAATTGCTTCAACATTCCGGATTCACGAAAATTTAATTCCATTTATTAAAGAGCTCAAACGACAAGGCGATATATTACTAGTAGAATTATCTGCAGACATAGATCCTAAAGGAGATTTGGTTCCTCTTTCATCAGATCAATATTTTGAATTATTAACCGCACAAAGTTAAATATTTGGTTGGATATATAATAGTTTTTTCTTATATTTATAATATTAATAAATTAAAAAGTTTAAGTATGAAAAACGAAACAGTAACGCTCGAGCCGAGCACAAACACTCATGCAATGCATTCGGAAGAAATTCGTGTAATAGACATGGGACATGGTACTTTGAAATTGAATATTCCTGCAGGAAATGCAGTTGTTACTCATGGCGAACATGGTACATTGGCAACTGAATCAAAACATGTTATGAAATATGTACAGCAAGAAGTTAATCCGTTAACTAAAAAAATGCAAGCTGCATTTGATTGATTTTTTTTCATATATACTACCATAATTAGACCCCGTTATGGGGTCTTTTTTTTTGTGTTATATTTATATTAAATTAATAAAAGATATACATGAAATTAAAAAATATATTGCTAGAAGGATACGCATGGGAACGTCGTGCCGATGGTTCTCTTCCTACATTGGCAGACACAACGGCCGCTCACCAAGCTAACACTAGGTTAACCACAGAAGCTTCTAGAGATCGATCTAATTATTCAGTATTAGAGTTAGTATCAGATGCAGAAGATATGCTTCAAAACATACGTAGTAATATGGCTACTAACAGTGTTTTGCAACGTGAAGAAAAAATGGGATATTTGCATGCATTCAATGAATTGTTGGATATATTAGGAGATATCGGATACCAGGCTGAACTAGACGCAGAATAACACGATGATTAGTTTGCGAGACATATTATCTGAAAAAAAGAAAGAATCCAAGAAACCAGATTTCGATCGCGCTGAATATTATAAAGAATATATTGAGCGGTTAATACCAAGTAATTTTAAAGTGGAATTAAAAAGTCAGGAACTAACTATTAAAATAAAAGATTAACCACACGTCTGCTACCTTAGACGTTTAGTTGCAAGACCCGAGCTAATTAGCTTGGGTTTTTTTATGATTATATATTTATATTAAATAACAAATACAACCATGATAGAAAAGTTTATATCTACATTATTCGCGAGTCGAACTCAAGCTCACATTTATCATTTACAAACAAAATCATATGCCGAACACGAGGCATTACAAGATTATTATGAAAATATTGTAGATTTAATAGATTCTATTACAGAATCATATCAAGGAAAACATGGAATCATTAAAAATTATACTCCGCCTGCAGGATTAGATAATTATATGGATAAAAAAGTTATAACGTATTTCAAAGGATTGGCATTATTCTGTGAAAAAATATACGATAAGTTACCAGACGATTCATATTTACAAAATTTATATGACGGAGTAATTGAATTGATCTATACTACAATATACAAATTAGAAAATTTAAAATAAAATATTATGATAAAATTATTAGATTTAACAAACGTACGACATCAAAGAATCGTTGCTGAAGAAATTTCTAAATTTAAAAAAAATAATGCTACGAGGATATTTGAAAATAATATACGTAATAAACAATTCTCGAGAAAAAAAGTTTTAAACTGGTTTGAAGAGAATGCGGATTTAGTTAAAGACTTTAAATTAGGTGTACAAGATTATAATACAATAATAAATTTCCTATCAAAAGGTAATCCATCTCAATATTATTTAAAAACATTAATTGATGTTGCTGATAAACTAAAAGGAGTAGCTATAGACGATAGTGATTTCTATGAAGATGACGATACTGACACATCGACATCCATGGATAATATTGTAAACACCAATATTGATCCACGTAGTATATTTCCAAGAATGCCATTAGATTAAGTTTATGAAACTTATACAAATAACCGATCATAATGATTGTATATATATGGTGAATATATATCATATAATATATTTGTCTAAATTAAATAATTCGACACTTATTCAATTAACAAACGGGTTAAAAATAACAACGAATTTACCTTATATACAATTGGCAGAACGAATATATGCAATGAAGTCAGATACAGAACAAACTAATTTTTTATATGATTAATATGAATTCACAAGAATTATATGAAGAAATGAAACAATTATGGGAAATATTCGAAGAAAATCATATTCGATTCCATAATAAACAAGTAAAAGCTGCCGGGAGTCGTGCTAGAAAATCTATATTAGAATTAAAAAAGATTTCGGGGCAATATCGCACTGCGTGTTTACGAGAATCGAAACAAATACAAAAATGAAAAAATTATTTGAACGCATAGTAAATGAATTATTAATAGAGCAAGAGGGTGATATTACTGGAACAGAATCTGTATATACTCCAGAACAACAAAAATTTTTAGCACATTTTGGTAAGTCTGGAAATGATTCTTTAGGTATATTATATTCTAGATCTGATATAGGTATACAAGAATTTATAAATCGTAGTGGTGCTATATATAATGCTACTCCAGATGTAATTGCGTCATTATTGAAATCTAATGTAATTTCTATAATTCCGTATACTGGATATAGTAGAAATACAGATTATACAATAAAATGCAATGTTCCGCTAGAAACATTAACTGCATTCAGTACAAATGACGAGCCAAATGATGATAAATCTGATACCCCTACTGACACAACGGTACCGGATAGTGACTTTTCAGGCGGCGGTGGTGGAATGACAACTGCTGATCTTGAAACTGGAGATATCGGCGGTGATGATACAGGCGAAGGTGATGTAGAGGTACCTGATACAGGTGGAACAGATACAGGTGAAGATGTAGCTGACAATGAACCAGAAGAAATACCAGACGAAGGACCAGAAGAATCATTCAGTAAAACCGGAAATTTAATATATGAAATGTCATATGATGTACATTCTCACTTTACGTATCCAGAAATTTTAAAAGAATCAGCTCATATAGCTAAAAAATTATTATCAGAACAAAATAAATCTATTTCTTTTCGTAAACGAGCATCTAAATCTCGTGTATTAAAAAGATTACCTAGTGGGTATTTAATATTGCTTGAAAAAATAATTAAAAATTTAAGTAATAAAATACACAATACGATTGAAAAAGAACATTTAGTAGCAGATATATTAGATAATTTAGCTCATAATTTTGGCTTAACGCCAAACCAAATATTACGATCATATACATTTTATAAAAATCAAAATAAATTACGTAACTTAATTAAAAAATAAATATTTATTGGTTATATCCAATATATTTTCTATTATAATTATAGAAACTAAATATTTTAAATTTATGAGTTATTACGTAACAAAAGTTCAAATCATTGATGAAATTGATACGCCTCGCGGTGTAAAATCAAAAAAAATTACAGAATCATACTTAGTAGAAGCAATGTCTGTTACAGAGGCAGAAGCTAAAGTTATTAAAGATTTTGAAGGTTATTCTGTACCATTCGAAGTAAAGGGTATAACGCAAAGTAAAATAATAAAAATTATTGACTAATGGCATATAAAGAAGGAAATGATGTTATCGTTAATGTACGAGGCACCAATCAGGTAGGAAAAATAATAAAAAAATTCATAGTTAATAAAAATCAGTTTTATGACATTTTATTAGAATCTAGATCTTGTATTACATGTGTTAATACAGCAAAATCTAAAAATATCTATATAGATAATAGTTTAACAAAAATGTTAATTGACACGGAAGTTATAAAAAGCAATATTCCATATGCAGATTTAGTAGAAACTGATATGTTACCGTATACTAGGTAATACCGAACGAATACAACAGTTTATCAATAATATTTATATAGTTATATATAAACTGTAATCATTAATTTTTGAATATAAAGAACATGAATATGAATAGTATAAACCAGCCATGGGGCATTTCAGATAAATATATAAACAAATATGGCTCATTATGGGCTAGTATTGATTTTATTTTAAAACCTATCACTATAAAATCATTACGTGATAATCCGACGTCAACTGTGGTTGGTGAATTAGTAATATTACAACAACATATACCAGTTACATTGAATGATTTAGAAGAATTAAAATTAATATTAAAAACAAATATAAAAAATATTACAGAAGATATTGAATGTAAACATGATATCCGGATTAGATATAAATCATTTAAAATGAACATAACAGAAATTAATCGGTTATATGAAACAGTTGAAGATTCATTGACAAGTATAACCAGAAAATATCAATTGGGATTATATTTATAATAAAATATGCAAAAATTTGGCTATTATTCTAATATCGATTCAACAAATGAGATTATTTCAAAATATAAATGTAATAATATCAAACAAGCAATTGAATATTTTTCAAAATTAAAAAAAATACCAGTTAATAAATTTATTAAATTATATACAGTAACTAATGAATTGTAATGAAATGAACAATATTTTTCAACATGTTGATGTAACTAAACATGAATATCAATTGATGTTGGATTATACTGCGTATGAAAAATTTCAATATATTACTGATTTATTTGATATACACGTAAAAAATAATATTGATACCGATGATACATTAGGAAAATTTTTCAATGAAATATATGATGAGTTAAATTCAACGATTGAATTAGATTCACAAGAAGACTCACAAACAACTATTGAATATATTCCTGAAGACGATATTAATTCAAAAAATCGTGTTGATATTTTGATTGACGACGATCATATTTTAATCGAATCGAATAGTTTAAAATCTTTAAAACATATCATATATAACTTTTTCGATACCGGTTATGTTTTGCAACGAGATAAAGAAACCGAAAAAATGTTTCGTAAAGATAAATTAACAAGATATCTTCGTGTATATAATATAATCGGGATCAATTCGATTATATGTCCCAATTAATATGGCAAAAAAGAAAACACAAATTATTCCTAAATATATACAAGCTAAATTTAAAAAGCCACAATATAAAGTAGGTAATGTTGTCTATATAACCTGGTTAGGAGAACGTAAAATCGGTAAAATAATTGAAATTATTAAACGCAATGAACAAAGTTATTATAAAGTTAAAAGTATTGGTAAATTATATACGTGTGGGATTGAAATCAATAATTACAAATCATCCCGGGACGCACCAGGATTCATACTTGCCAACGAAACCGACAACTCAGGACAAAGTTCGTTACGAAAAGAATTCAACAATTCAACAATATCTAGAAAGCCCCGCGGGGCAGCTAGTAGCACACCAGATTCGTCAACAAGCTCTAGACAATCTATTAATAACAATAACAAATCAACATCAAATAGCAGAATCAGAAAAAATGTTGACACAAAAAATTCTCATGAGCATGGCACTTCATATGTCAATAAGAAAAAATCACAATCTGTTACAAGAAAAAAGACCAAATTAAATAAAACGGCACAACAGCAAAGAGACTTTTTAAGTGGATTCGTAAAAAATTAGCTCTGATAATTTGGACTTCTGAAAAATTATACTTATATTTATAGTATAATTAAATAATTAACAAATTAAAATTTAGAGCAATGAAAAAGTTATTAGTGGTATTAGCAGTGTTAATTAGTGGCGCTGTATTTAGTCAAGAAGAAATAGAGTTAGATTCAACAACTCAATCATATCTAGATAATGCAATGACTGAGTATGAAGAATGGTATAAAACTACAAATTCATTTAAGGTAGGTGGTGATGATATGGCAGTAGTTGGATTGTTGAAAAATATTTTTTTTAATGACTCAGTAAAGTATATGTATGGCAAGATTAATCCAGATATTACCAAATTAGCTATTAATGCAGTTCATCCCGAAGACTTATTGAAAACATGTACATATGATAAATGGTTAAATTCAATTCAAGTGATTGATACGTCCCAATATGATGTTCGGTACCGTTATATTGAATCTGATCAGGCAGATGGAAAGCAGCTTTCGACGGAATATCTTACTATTACGAATAAGGAAACTAATAAATATAGAGATATATCATTTCATTACTATGAATATGCTCTTCGTTCTATATCAGATAACAAGCGTTCGTTATATAAATAAGTAATAGTCAATAATTAGTAATAATGGGGCAAATTGCCCCATTTTATTTATTAATAACAAAATTTATTACGTAAAATTTATATGTCTAAACGTGTCAAAATGCGTTCTTTCAACTTATCCACATCCGATATATCCTGACTTAAAGCCGATAGTTTAAATGTATTAATCATATTATCGACAAACTCCTTTGCCGCCTCAGGCTTAGCACTAAAGTTAGGCATAACCTTGTTAATTAATTCCACAATTACAAGCCCCGGGTTTTTGATTTCAATTGGCGTAATTGGTAATCTTACTGTCTTTCCTTCAGAATCGGTTACCTGGCTCATTGCGACTATAAATGCTAGTGGCTTAGCACCTTGAACTTTATAGTCCCTATTAAGTTTTCCTATATTTCCTACAACAATATATTGGTTTTCAGAAAGTTTATATAACGCACTAGCTTTTCGTTGAGTTGACCAGCTTCCGGCAATAAGAGGACGACCGTCTTCCATTTGGGTTGGAAATGAAAAAAAGTCCACATTACCATCAATTCGTGCAACTTTTTTGCCACTCATAATCGAATCTAGTTGTAGTGTTATATTAGAGCTTTGATAAAGTTCATCTTTATTTGACTGATCTTGTTCTGTAATAATCTCAGCCAACTTCACAATCTTACGTTTAGTAGTCTCAGAAAGGTTTTTTGCTCGGAATCTTAGCATGTTTTCTGCTAGAAGGTTTTTGTTTTTCATATTGTTTCTACAATTTAATATTCTATTTTTATATAAATATATCACAATTAAAAAACCGTTATTTTTTGGACTTCTGAAAAATTATACTTATATTTATAATATAATTAAATAATTAACAAATTAAAATTTAGAAATTATGAAAAAGTTATTAATGGTATTAGCATTGTTAGTTAGTGGTTTGTCTATATCACAAAATCCTTTACATGACACTATTTTAGAACAACCTTATCGCCACGATACTATCACAGATGACTTTTTTGACATTGAAACGATTAACGCCATCATGTTTGAAATGGTTAATGAGTATCGAGTTGAGAACGGATTAGAGCCATGTAAAATTGATACTGCCTTAATGCGGTTAGCTAATAATCACGCAGAATGGATGGCGACTAACGGAATCCTTTGTCATATTAATGATGAGCGAGTTCCAAACCACACCGATCACCGAAAATATAATTTTTCGGAAAATATTACGATAGCTACTACGATTCAATGGATTACACATTATTCGATAGCAACACGGGCTGTTCGTGTTTGGATAGGGTCACCGGCACATAGAAATAATATCTTAGATCCATATGCTAAATATATAGGAGTAGGTTCATTTTACCGTATGACAGAAAAAGGTCAACATGAACCATATTTTGTAGTTCAATTTAGAAGATTTCAATAACTATTTAGAGATCCATTTATTTGAAGGGAAACCAACTCCCCAATCGTGATCAGGTGTTCCAATATTAGTTCTATTTGTTGCTCGATCTGCAGATGCATACCCTTTAACAGTAGCAGATATTTCTTTAATAATTAATTCTTCTGCAAGATATTTTTCTACCACAGTTTTTAATTCATTAAATATTTTTTGATATGCACCAGGTTGCACTTTTATCATATTGTCTGCGAACGCGCCTTCTGCTTTTGTTAAATTAAATTCACCTATCTTAACCCATTTGTTTTTAACAGCTGTTCCTGCTTTGGCAATTCCGGGATCTCCACTTTTTTTGCGGTAAGTTCTTTTAATCACAATGTCCTTATCTTTATCTGACCCTGAAACTATTTTTGCACGAGAACCATCTTCGCGGCCGAATATGTAATTTCCCGGACCTCCAATATTGGTTCGTTTAGTCCAATCTGATGATAGATGATTAGATTCATCTTTAGTGAATTCATCCTTACCTTCTGTATATTTCCCGATAAATGTTCTCATATTCATTAACGATTCTTTATCATTAAAGTATAATCTATTACCCACCTTTTTTGCATAATTTTTAGGGATAGGTACTAAGATACCTATATTGCCCTCATCACCGGCATTTGCCTGATAAACTGCAAAACCTTTATCGTTAATTGCGTCAATTGCATTTCTTGTGACGTGTTTTACAGCTTCTACAGGGTATTTTTTATATTTTTCTTTAGTTATTTTATAAGGTGTTCCAGCACCCTCTTTAGTTACTACAATATGTGGATTACCATTAATTTCATAAAAGTTATATAATAAGTCGTATGCATATTGTTCAGCAGGGACACCTCTTTTTTCCATAATTGCATACAAAGTACCTTCAACATATTGATATTCATCTCCTTTATTCTTAGATACAGCAGTTTCTAAAACTTTAACTGAATTTTTATTGAATGGTATCTTTACTTGAGATTCTACATTTTTAGCTAAAAATGAAGCTAAATTACGCGCTCGTTGTTCAGCTAACCATGGGTTTCCATCAGTTATAACTAAATATCCAGAATTTGGATTGTATCGATCAATTATGCTAGGTAATTGTTGTCTAGTATAACTAGCCGCTTCAGTCCGATATACAGCATCAGTTACGCGGGTCTGTTCATTCAATAAATCTGTTAAACGTATCATATATATATATTCTATTTTTATATAAATATATCACAATTAAAAACCCGTTATTATTAGGACTTCTGAAAAATTATACTTATATTATTGGTGTATTTAAATAATTAAATAGTTAACGAAAAATTAAAAAAAAATTATGATTAGATTTGGTTACTGTTGTAATAATATGACTTTGAGTGAAGATAATATCCGTACGGGTCGTACTATGATTCAACGCAAATTTATAGAAGGTGGTATGCAGTTAGCATCTGATATATCCTTAAAAAATGCAAAAGATTTACTTCCTATACTACAATGGAATGAGCAGAATGGTATTCGATTGTTTCGAATCGGATCTGAAATATTTCCTCGTTGGAATCATTATGAGATATCAGATCTTCCTGATATAGAAGAAATTACTCATCATCTTCGTACCGCCGGCGATTATGCTCGAGAGCACGGACATCGACTAACTACACATCCAGGTCCATTTCACATATTAGGTGCAGAAAAACAAGAGATTGTTGAAAATAGCATTATAGGTTTAGAACGACATAGTGAAATGTTTGATCTTATGGGTTATGCACCTAGCTTTGAAAATCTTATCAATATTCATGTAGGTGCTACATATGGCGATAAACGAGCTACTATAGACAGATGGGTGTCTAACTATGAAAAATTATCTGATAATTTACGAGCTAGACTAGTTCTCGAAAATGATGACAAGGCATCCATGTATTCGGTACGAGATTTATATGAAATGGTACATTCTGTAACTGATATTCCTATTACTTTTGACTATTGGCATCATACTTTTAATACTGGTGGTTTATCCGAAGAAGAAGCATTCTTTATGGCACGAGAGACGTGGGAGAAGCATGGGGTTATTCAGTGTACTCATTACTCAGAGTCTCGTAGACGCGAGCAGCAATTACAGATAGAGCGAATGTTTGAACATCATGGTATCAACATGGAAAATATTGAGCAATGGCCGACATTCCACAAAGAATACAAGGCATTCACCAAGATCAAAGAACAAGCTCATTCAGATTATATTGTAAATTTACCTGATACATATGGCGTTAATGATTTAGATATCGAAGTAGAAGCCAAGGCAAAAGAATTAACATTGAAAAAAGCAAATATCGCTTGTTGCCAGCCGCAATTATTAACGTAACATATTTATATATAAATAATAAAACAAATAAATTATGGCGTATTACAAATACAAAGAAAAAGTTACAGATGATCTTATTGAAGCACATGAAATCGTAAGAAATGTAGGAAAAATGCTCAATGAAGGTAAAATTGATAAACAATCAACCCTAGATAATTTAGCCCGTGCAATTAAAAAAATTGAGTCGGCTAAATACTATGTAGACAGAGAATAATTATTATGAAACGTATATTACCCTTTTTAATGTTGTTATCAGCATTATCATTGGCAGCGACAGCTGCATATTATAGTATATTTGGATTGAGTAAACTCTTTTCGGCACAAGAAACAGCGGTTATTATAATGGCATCTATATTGGAAATGTCTAAATTAATTGCAGCATCATATTTACATCGACATTGGGCAAATATAAAATGGATTACAAAGACATATTTTGCAGTAGCTGTAATTGTATTGATGTCTATTACGTCGTTAGGCATATATGGATTCATGGTTTCTTCTTATCAGGAAACTGCATATAAAATGTCAGAAATTGAAAGTAAAGTTTCAGTATTAGATCTTAAAAAAAGCCGTTATACAGCGAATTTAGGTGCTATACAAGCAGAAAAACAATCCTTGAATACCAATATATCAGAATTGACAAAGGGGCTGGCAAACAACGTTATAAGCTATGTAGATGACGATGGAAATCGGATTACTACGACATCTAGAACAACTAGAAAAACATTGCAAGAACAATTGGATTTAGCTTTAATTAGAAGAGATAAAATTGCAGGCAATGAAATTGCAATTTCAGATTCAATAAATTCAATTGAAATGCAAATTTTTAATTTAAAAACAAATAATGATGTAGTTGCTGAATTAGGTCCATTAACTTATATAGCTAATATATTACAAATAAGTATGGATCGTGTAGTGAATTGGTTTATATTGTTGTTTATTATAGTGTTTGATCCACTAGCAATTATCATGTTAATTTCGGCAAATAAATTGTTATCGAGTAAATTAACTATATCAAATAATAAGTTTAAGGAAAACAATACAGTGTCAGACTCTTCTCAGTCAACTAATGAAAAAAATGAAAATATAAAAAATGAACTGCCTACTGATACTCCGAACCAAAAACTATATAAACCACCGTCATTGCATAATGTTTGGAGATCGGCTGCCAAACGAAAAAAAATAAATAAATGAAAAAATCTAAATTAAAGAATATACATGGTTCGAATTTTCATGTATTGAAGTGTAAATATTGCGGTACAGCCGTACCACGATGTGATATTCGCGCAGTTAAAGTTACATGCTCTATGTGCACGCATAAATTGGTTGAAGGTAAAATATTGGAAGAACGAAATTAATTAATTAAATTATATTTAAAACAAGTTATGTTAGAAGCAGAAAAAATTAAATCAAACTGGGAAGAATATCGATCTCGAATAACCAATTTATTTCCTACTCGTGTATCGCAATTAAATCGATTATATGACGATTTAGAAGATCGCATAGTACTGATGCCAGCATCGTCTATTGCCCATTATCATAATGCATTTGCTGGAGGTTATATAGACCACGTATTGCGTGTTATGGATTGTACAGCTAAATTATATGAATCGTGGAAAGAAATGGGTTCTGATATGTCTGGTTATACTAAAGAAGAAATGATGTTTGCAGCAATGCATCATGATTTAGGTAAAGTAGGATTTCCTGGCGATGGCAATGAAGTATATCAAGTTGAAACATCGGATTGGCATCGAAAAAATATGGGCCGAATGTATAAATATAATGAAAATATACCATTTTCAATGGTACCTGATCTTTCATTATGGTTGCTACAACAATATGATGTTAAAATTTCATGGAATGAATATCAAGCAATTAAAATACATGATGGCGTGTATGATGATGCAAATAAACCGTATTTTATTGCCAGGACAGCTCAAGCTAAATTAAAAACAAATTTACCTATCATTTTACATCACGGCGACCATATGGCAGCACAAATTGAATATGAACGATGGAGAAATAATAAGACACCAAAAGTTCATTCTCCAAAATCAAAACAAACTAGAAGTAATGCAATAAAAAATATAGCAGAAAATAATCCGGAAATTGCAAAATCAGTTACGGATATTTTCAGTGAATTTACTAAAGAATCAAAATAATTATTATGTTGATAACATTATTAATAACATGTATTATACTATTAATAGCTGTAATATATTTTATATATCGAGGTTATATTCTAGCTGGGTTATTAGAAGACCAAATTGATTATACTAATCAGATTGAAGAATTATCTGAATACATGTATAGATCAATTGATCATGCACATGAAAATTTAAAACGAATCGATCGATTAGGTGCATTTGAAAAGGATGACGAATCAGGAACTACTTTTAGCTTATTGAAAGAAGTATTAACAAATTTAAATGAAGAATTTAATGGGACGCAAGAAGAAGGCGAGTAATAGATATTGGACGACAATAACAGAACATGCAATACAAGCATACAATCAATGCAGTGAAGATTCTGTATTACGTGAGAAAATTTATCGAAGATTTTTATTCAAACCATTAATGAAATTGAGTGAAAACCGAATCAATCAAATGAAGGCAGATTATATTGATAAGTCATTTATTGATTTACAAACAGATTTAGTTACATACTTAACCGAGCGGTTACCGAAAATAAAACGAGATAAAGGTAAAGGATATTCATATTTTACTCGCACAGCCTGGCATTATTTAATCGCAGAGAATTCAAAGGCATATAAAAAACTTAAATCAAAAGTTGATGAATTCAATGTTGATGATGACAGAAATATTATTAACGAACAAGATAATGATGAAATGCAGGATAATCTAAAAATATTCATGGATTATTTTGTTGAATATTGTTATGCCAATTTAAATTCTATCTTTAATTCATCTATAGATATTCATGTAGCAGATTCTGTTTTACACTTCTTTGAAAACAGAATAAATATTGAGAATTTTAATAAAAAATCACTTTATATATTAATACGCGAGCGATCTAAATTAGAACCAAATCAAACTACATATATTACTCGAGTAATGAAAATACTTAAAAAATTATATGAAGAAAAATTTAATGAATATAAAGAGTCAGAATTCATAAAATTGCCGTTTTAATATTTATTATTAAAAAGTTGTTATATGGATAAAGATGATAAATTATTTAAAAATACCTCATTTTCAGATTTAATGTCTGATATATATCATAATTCTAAAAAGAAAGATAGGCAAATCAATCAAATGATCGCTCAATTACAGCCACTTATAAAGAATTCATCTGATGCTACTATAATTGTTCCATTGATTAAAGAATATTTAGATATATCAGTAAAAAATGATGATCATCTTATAAAATTAGCTTCAATTACACAGAGGTATATATCTACAAAACAAACAATATCCGGCGCTGATGGTTTAATGAGCGATGAAGAAAAGAAACAATTGTTAGAAATCGCAGATAGTAATTATATTGCTGAATTAGAAGATGAAATTGAAGAAATAAAACGAGTAGAAAGCCAGCATCATGATATCAAGTCCAAAGTCGACGAAGTAAAAGATATGACATCGAAAAAACAAAATAATAATGAATAATTCGAAAATACCGTTTCACTGGGCAGAAGTTATTAAGACTGTTGATACATATCAATATGTTGATACCGATGACAATGATACGAATAGAGAATATCTTTATACTATAGAAGCTAGATTATATGATGATGATAATCAATCATATCCAATTGTAGCTAAACCATATGATTTAAACAATATAAAAATTCCTTTAAAAGGAGAACATGTAATAGTTTTTACTGCGATTTCCCCTGGTGGTAATAGAGAAATATTCGATCGACGGACTCAATGGTATTATATGAATCCAATATCGATTAATAGTAATATAAACCAAAATGCATTACCAGGGATTTCAATTGAAAATACTGCAGATGAAACAATTCATCGTCCTATATCTCCTAAACAAATATTTAAAGGAGATAATGTACTCCAAGGTAGGTTTGGTAATACAATACGATTAGGGTCAACTATATCTAGCAATGAAAGAAATTTATATTTTAAATCACCACCATGGAGGGGACAAGAAAATGATCCAATTATAATTATTTCAAATTCAAATCGAAATTCAAATAATAACCAATTGGAAACCGAAGATTTTAATGACGATTATTCAACGTTATGTTTAACTAGCACACAAGAATTATCGGGATATACTGTTACTAAATCATTAAAACAAGAAAATCAATATCAGTCACAATTTATAGGCATAGCAGATCGAATTAATTTAGCTGCTAAAACGGATAGTGTAACTATTAATGCGCCTAATAATATTGAATTAAATACAGATAAAGTAGTTTTCGGAACTAGTAATATTAAAGAACCTGGAATACAAAGTACTCAATTAATTGAAGTATTAAATAATATATTAAATGTATTATCGTCAGGATTTAAAACTGTAGATAATACTATAATAACATCTGCATTTGATCAAACTAGTTTACAAACAGCATATTTAAAAATGAATACTATATTGAATCCAAAAATACAACAAGATAAAAGATTTATATAATTATGTCTGTACCTCCTCCATATGATCGGTTAGCATCAGTTCCAGTATTAGTTGCAAATAAAGTAGTTCCAATACTCACTGATCTTATATCTAAATTAAGTTTACAAACAAATTCTATTAATACATTATTAGATAATATACCGACCAATGTTTCATGTAACGATGTAGAAGCAAGAGAATTACGGGGCGAATTAACCAAATTATTAAATATTTTAGATCGATTTGACCCATTAATTAATATAATAAAAACAATATTAGATATTTTAGAAATAGCTGCGACGATAGCTATAAGTGTTGCGAGTGCGATTAATATCGTTCCAGTTCCACCTGGGGCATTAGTTACTGCAGCACGTGCTTCCGGATTAGCTGGCACTAATGGAAAAACGGTTATCCAGATAATACGTATTATTATTCAGCAATTTCTCGATATAGTTAAAAACATTTTACCAACTATTTCCAGTGCTGATAATTTTTTTAATACTTTATGTAATGAAAATAACGATAATGTTTCATCAGTAATTTCGGCTTTAGGAAATAATGAAAATATAAATATAGATGTAAGTACGGCAGATTTTATATCTGTACAAGATCTATTAGATGAATATCCAAGTACATTTTATACAGAATTAAATGTGTCTGATACTGATTTAAATAATAGATATCAAGAAATTGTTGAATTGATAGACGGAGGTTTTGATGTTTTAAATAATTTAAATGAATTTCCTAGTCAAGTTATTCGAAATCAAGGTCCTCCTACTAATAATATAGGAAATTCCGGTGATTTTTATATTGATACCCAAACAAATCAATTATTTGGCCCTAAGCCTACTAATAACTCTTGGATATAGCTCATAAATTATGATTACTAATATTTATATTAAAAAAAGTAATTATGAGTCAATCAAAATTAATTTCGGTTTTAAGAAAAGTAGTAGCAGAAGAAGTTCGTAATGTAATTAAACAAGAACTTTCCGATATATTGCAAGAAGGGTTACAATCAACTATTAATGAAATTAAATCAGAGCCAGAATATAATAGAATACCCAAACAACGGGATGCTTCTCCAAAAACATCTAGTAAAGTAAATTTCAAAGAAAATAAATTTTCAAATATATTAAATAACACTGAAAAACTCAATGATACATCGCCATTAACGGCGAATTCATATGCGGATTTAATGACAGAAGATATTACAATGACATCACAAGATGCAATGAATTTTGGGGCATCGCGAAAAATGTCTAGACAAAATAATATATCGCCATCTAATGTATTAACTGACCCTGATACGGGAGCTCCTCTAGAAGCCACTCCTATAGTAGACAAAGTTATTAATCGAGATTATTCTGCATTAATGAAGGCAATTGACAAGAAAAAAAATAGATAAATGGGATTTAGAGTTTTAACAGATATTAATACCAATACGGGGAATCAGCCTAATTCTCCGTCATCTGCAGTCGGTATTAAGTTTTTATTAACTAATGAAAATAGTATACGGTCTACATTTACTAGTAATGAACAAGCTCGTGTTAATTTAATTAATTTACTTACAACAACTAAAAAAGAGCGTTTATATCACCCAAATTTTGGTTCGGATTTATTGCGATTAATTTTTAATCCAATTTCAGACGCATTAAAACAAAAAATTAATGATACAATATTGTCAGCTGTATCAACATGGCTTCCATATATAACGATTAATAACATTGAAATAAAATCATCCCAAGATGATGTGAATATAGATTATGACATTGTTATAAATCTAAAATGGACAATTGGACAATTTTCAGGAGATGATATTACTTTTACTTCGACTAACGGAAATATAGAAATAGAATAATGGATGTAAAAAAAGATATATCATATTTAGGAAAAGATTTTAGTCAATTTCGAAAAAATTTAATTGATTTTACAAAACAATATTTTCCTAATACATATACTGATTTCAATGAGTCAGATCCTGGTACAATGTTACTAGAATTGTCAGCATATGTTGGGGATGTTTTATCATATTATGCAGATACTAATTTAAAAGAATCATTATTAGAACATGCAACTGAAAGATCAAATATATATGATCTTGCCCGTACATTGGGGTATACGGCGAAAAATTCAGTACCAGCATATGTAAATTTAAATATATTTCAATTAGTCCCTGCTATAGGTACTGGTAACAACGTCCGGCCGGATTTTGATTATGCATTGAATATACGACCGGGCATGCGTGTAAAACATACTAATAATACAACAGAATTTAGGACATTAGACACAGTTGATTTTTCATTATCATCATCTATAGATCCAACCGACGTAACTATATATGAAGTAGACGACTCAACAAATTTACCAATATATTATCTTTTAAAGAAAACTACAAGAGCTAATTCCGGAACGATTCGAAGTGCTACATTTACATTTAATTCTCCAGTACCATATGATAAAATAGTATTACCAGATCAAAACATTATAGATATAGTTAGTGTAGAAGAAGCAGATGGTGATAATTGGTATCAAGTACCATATTTAGGACAAGATACTATATTTGAAGAAGTGCCAAATTTAGTAGAAAATGATCCGGAATTAAGTCAATATAGAAGTAGTGTCAGTAGTTTATTAAAATTGAAAAAAACGTCAAAACGATTTGTTACTAGATTACGAAGTGATAATAAATTAGAATTGCAATTCGGAGCAGGCATTTCAGATAATAATGATGAAGAAATCATACCAAATGCAGACAATGTAGGAAATGGTTTAGCTGGCTTTAGACGACCAGTAGACGTTGATATTGACCCTTCGAATTTTTTATATACTAGAGCATATGGCCAGGCGCCGTCTAACACTACATTAACTGTTACCTACACGGTTAATAATGGTATATCGGATAACGTTGAATCAAATACTCTTACTAAAATAGAATTTGTTGAATTTATTGACAATATTAATTCTTCGGTATCTAATAATACATTACAATTTGCAAAACGAAGTTTAACGGTTAATAATTCAGAACCGGCAGTTGGCGCAAAATCTCGAGAAAGTTTAATAGATATAAAAACTAATGCTATAACTAATTTTGCTACTCAGAATAGAGCTGTGACATTAGAAGATTATATTATTAGATGTTATTCCATGCCGGCTAAATTCGGCAGTGTTGCAAAAGCATATATTGTAGCTGATGATCAATTATCACAACAACAAATTATTACTGAAAATAGTAATAACCCATATGCAATGAATTTATATGTATTAGGATATAATTCGAATAAACAATTAGTCAATTTAAATGATGCAATAAAAGAAAATTTAAAAAATTATTTAGATTATTATCGAATATTAACAGATGCGATTAACATTAATAATGCGTTTATAATTAATATATCGGTAGATTTTGAAATAACAGTATTACCAAATTATAATAGTAATGTAATATTAATTGATACTATTAATAATCTCAAAGACTATTTTAATATCGATAGATGGCAAATAAATCAGCCGATTATAAAATCCGAAGTTATTAAAATAATTTCAAATACACCTGGCGTTCAAAATGTTGTTAATGTAGTAATGAATAATAAATTCGATACAGAATTGGGATATTCTGGCAACCAGTATGATTTGAAATCATCAACTCGAAACGGTATTATATATCCTTCATTAGACCCTAGTATTTTTGAGATAAAATTTCCTAATTCAGATATTAAGGGTCGTGTAGTAAATTATTAATTTATATATTTATATTAAAGAAAGAAGTATATTATGAGTATATTAGATACAAACCGATCGCAAATTACAAACGGAGGATTAATTTCAGCTAGTTTTGTTTCTGATTTATATGACATATTAACAGGTAATGAACAAGAAGATATAAATATTTCTGGGTCTATAAATATTATTAATAGTAGTTCAATTATAACGTCACAATCAGGATCAATTAATCATTTAAATGTATCTGAGTCATTTATAACAAATGGAACTATATTATTTTATACTGCTTCATTGCCTACGACGGATCCAAATGTAAATGGACAATTATGGCGTAGCGGAAGTTTTTTACAGATCAGTTTAGGTACTGGATCGCTATAAAAAAAGAAATATAATGTTTAGAATATTTTATGCAGAATCAGATTCTACTTTATATGAATCATCTCCAACTAAAAATACCGGAATTGATGAAATATTAGAAGTAGGCAAACGTTTATCAAATAGCGGAGATGCTTTAGAAAAAACAAGATCTGTTATAAAATTCAATACACGTGAAGTTGAAACTATATTAGAAAAATATAATATCAACATTGATAATTGTAAATTCATGTTACAGTTATATACAACTCACGCAAAAAATTTACCAGCTGAATATTCAATTGATGCAAATATCGTAGCTCAGTCATGGAATAATGGTACAGGTTTTGAAAATTCAAATCCGATTAAAACTGATGGTGTATCTTGGGATAACCCATTAAGTGGATCAAGTTGGATATCTAGCTCACAACAGATAAATATTAACGGAACAAGTTTGTATATTTCCGGATCTGGAGCCGGAGGGAGTTGGTTTTATCAAAGTGGGTCTGGAATTTTTAATACATCATCATTTAATAGTTCCTATTTTTATCAACCCGGCCTCGAAGAATCAGAATCATTTTCATATAGGCCGACAGATATACATATGGATGTTTCTGAAGCTATAAAATTGTGGATATCTGGATCAAATAATGTTGACATTGAAAATAATGGTTTTATTTTAAAATTTTCCGATTTAGACGAATTAGATAATAATAAGCAGGGATACATTAGATTTTTTAGCCGTGAAACCCATACAATATATGTTCCTAAATTAATAATGTATTGGGATGATTCACAATATGACGAAAGTTTAACACAAATTGATTTAGAATCGTTTACGTTGTATACTAAATTAAAAGCAGAATATCGGGATACTGACATAGTAAAAATTAGAATTTACGGCCGGGATAAATATCCCAGGAAATCTCCTACGAATACATTCCCGATACAAACTATAAAACGATTACCAACAACAACATATTATTCTATATTAGACGCTCACACAGATGAAGTCATAATTCCTTATGATACTATTTATAATAAAGTCAGTTGTGATGAAACAAGTAATTTTATTTATATTGATATGAATAGTTTTATGCCAGAGCGGTATTACCGGTTAGAATTTAAAATACAGGATGGTATTTCGGAACAACGATTTGATGATGAATATTATTTCAAAGTAATTAGATAATGGCACAAAATAATAATATTTTAGCATTAGCGCCAAGTGGTATTAGGGTACCGGTACCAACACCGTATCCTAATAGTGTAATTCCATATATAGAAAATGGATTATTATATAAAACAAATCAAACCGAATTTGTTAGACGCGATGATAATGGCAATGTTTTATTAGAGCAAGGCAATACAAATAACCAAAATTTAGTTATAGAATCAGTTTCTCTATTTTATAACAATAAAAGTGTTATTGATAATATTGATACTAGATTTAAATATTTTAAATTTCCAATTGAAAATACAACGGAGATAGATATCAATATTGATTTAGATGACGAAATTAATGATCCTGTGTTTGCGAAATATGCGCCAAGCGCTGATTTTGATATTGAAAATGCACAAGATGCACCTGATATAAATTCGGTATTAATGGATAATGTTATTGGTGGTGATCCGCAAATTATTCCAAATAGTTATACGATTAATGAATTGATTAAAAATTCTGGGGCTGATTTACGAATGCGAATTCAATTAGAGCATGTTTTTAATTCACAAAATAACAACAATGGCGGTACAATATTTTTTTATTTAATGAAAATAGATAATAATGGAAATGTTGATAGAACGTTTAAACAATTACCAGATGGTGGATTATATCCCGATGGCCAGGTAATAACTAAAAATTATGATGTTGTTATTAATAATAATGATCTCAATGTAGGAGATCGTTTTCAAATTGGAGTTGATGCTGGACAAGAAGGGCATACGATAATAAGTTTAGGAAGTTTTTGGTCAATTACAAATAATGATTTAAATGTTGATATAAATAATAATTTAATTTTTACAGTTACAAATAATGAAGCAAACGTTGTCAGAAATAATAATATTATAAATTAATGTTATCACAATATAAAAATATCGATCGTATATTAACGGCGTCTGGGGCTA